AAGCTGTCGCCCCCGTTCGCGCCGTACAGGCCCTCGGTCGTGGCGCAGATGCGCGCGTGGCGCTCAAAGCCAACCAGATCGCAGTACGGGTCGTCAAGGTGCGGATCGCCGAACCAGCAGATACCGTAAGGCCCAGCAATCGGAACCCGGATCGTCTGCCACGCCTGCGCTCGGTCATGCGCGATACGCAAACCGTTGCGCTGCTTCATCGTCGCAAGGCGCTCCGCGAACGGCAGGTCCGACGGCGGCAACTCGTCAACGATGAGTTCGCCGGTCGCCAAACTCTGCAGGCCGACCAGATTTAGCGTGTTCTGCAGTGCGCTGCGCGAAATGCCCAGCGCCAACGCAGTGGCTCGTTGATTTCTGTTATTCGCCTTGTACCCATTGAGGCGGCGCGCGACTTCAACATCGCTGACGGGGTGTGAGGACATGTTATGTTTCCTGCCTGTCGTAGACTTTGTGCAGTTCCCGCAAGGCCCACTGAATGCCCTGTATCTCTACGCCCATGTCGTGCAGTCCGTGGGCATCGCGCGAATGCAAGAATACACCGGCCATGTCCCAACACGTCGCCTCACGTTTCTGCAATTCGTCTATCTGAACTTTCAACATTGTCAAGTTTTCCTCTTCATCGCCTCAAGTAAAACGTCTTGCACGCTCCGCTTCGACTGCAGCCGCTCCAGCACCACCTCATCAACTGTATCGCGGGCGATGATGAAATGCACGAACACCGGGCGGTCATAGCCCGCCTGCTTCTGCCGCATCGGGCCAATCCGCTCGATGATCTGCATGTGTTCCTCGAGGCTCCAGTTTAGCCCGAAGAATGCGAGAATGTTCCCCCCGTCCGCGAGGTTCAACCCGTGCCCCGCCGACGCCGGGTGCGCCAGCAGCAGTGCTATCTTGCCCGCGTTCCAGTCCGTGATCGTCTGCGGGTCGGCGTCCAGCACGCGCGCCTGCGGGAACCGCTTACGCAGCCGTGCGAGGTCGCTCTTGAAGTTGTACGCCACCAGCACGGACGCGCCGCTGGCCTCCTCCACGACGCTCTCCAGCGCCTCCAGCTTGGCGTCGTGTACTTCCTCCCAGTTGCCCGCGTCATCGACGTACAGCGCGCCGTTGGCCATCTGCAGGCACTTCGACATCTTGACTGCCGGGTTGACCGCCTCGATGCCATGCTCGGCGATCTGGGCGAAGGCGTCGCGCTGCATGTCCTCGTACAGGAGGCGCGCCTTGTGTGGCAGATCGACGTACAGCACGTTGCGGATTGGCTCGTCCACCGGCAGCCCCTCGACGGTCAGGCAGATGTCCTGCAGCCTCTCCTCGATCTCGCCCTGCGCGTGCGACTGAACCTGCAGACTATACCCGTCGTAACCCCGGCAGAACCAGCGTTCCTCGAACGCGGTGAACGTCCGACCGAGGCGCTGCCCCTTGTCGAGGAACCACGTCTGCCCCCACAAATCCTTGAGACCGTTTGCGCCGGGCGTACCCGTCAGCCCGATGAAACGCGTCACCTTGCTGTGCGCCACGCGCCCCAGCGCCCCGGCGCGCTTGCTGCCCTGCCGGATGCGGAAGGACTTGAGGCGCGTCAGCCCGTCGGCGATCACCGTCTTGAACGGCCACGCGTCGCCGAGGGCGTCCACGAGCCAGACGAGGTTGTCGTAGTTCGTGGTGTAGATGTCAGCGGGCGCGTCAAGTGCCGCTTGACGCTCCTTGGGCGTACCCGTGACCACTGACACGCGCAGGTGGCTCAGGTGCGCCCACTTCGCGATCTCGTTGGGTGCCAGCACCAGTATCGGATACACGCTGTCGATCAGGTCGAGGGCGTCGAGGGCCGTCAGGGTGCTGACGGTCTTACCGCCACCCATCGGCATCCACAGGGCGCAGCGTGGCTCCCTGTAGATGTGCTGCATGGCCTCGCGCTGGTAGTCGTGCGGGGTGAAAACACGGGTCAACCCGCCATCTCCACGAGAGCGCGCGTCTGGCACTGCCGGTACGTGAGACGCGGATGGCGCAGTTGGATCGCGTCGGCGCGGGTCTCGACCTCGTCGGCGAGGGCGTAGGCGATGGCTTTGAGCTTGTCGGTCATGTGCGTGTCTCCCGAGGGGCGTTGCTGATAACGTCTTGTAAGCGGGTGCTTTGGGGCTGTCAACCCCTACCAGCCGTACCGCTCGGCGCAGATGGGGCCGATACCCAGCGCGATGCTGGCGGCGTTGGTCAGCTCGCGACCGCAGCACGAACACTCCCCGGTGCGCTGGCCGTACGCGACAGCCGCGCCCTTGGGGTCCGATGCGATGGCCACCACAGCGGCCTCTGCAGCGTCGTCGCAGGCGCGGACCTTGAGGAAGCGGCCATTGCTGATCTTCCCGAGGTAGGTCTCGTCCTCGGTGACGTAGATCGACCCAGCGTTGGCGCTGTGTGCCTTGGCTGGGGCGAACTTGTATCCGCCGAGGCGCAGCTTAGGGCTTTTGATGCCAGCGGCACCGGCAGCGGCAAACGCAGCTTCGATGACGGAGACGTTGACGGATGGCGCGGTAGTGGCGCTGGCGAGGCGCTCGACGTTGCGCGCGGCAGCTTTGGCCGTGGCGCTGCTGACGGCGCGGAGCTGACCGTCGGTCAGGTAGCCGTACTTGTCGAGGGCGGCGTCAAGCGAGACGGCGAACTCAAACCCGCGAGCGGCGGATGACGTCAGCCACGCGGCCTCTGCAGGGTTGGCTGCGCGCCACGCGTTGGCCTCGCTCAGGGTCTCTGCGGCCTTGCGCTCGGCGGCGCTGGCGGCGTTGGTGCGGCCCTTGGCGCGCTGTGCTGGGCTGGTCTTGAAGAGCAGCTCGCCTGCGCCCTTGCAAGTGAAGCACGCGCCCAGTGAGCGACCGCTGTAGCTCTGGAACACGCCAGTGCCACGGCACTTGGGGCAACGCTCGGCGTACGTTGCGATCTTGGCGGCGGCTGGGGTAAAGGGGGTGTCGAGAAAGTCGCTGATGAAGTCGTTCATGGTGGGTCTCCGTTGCTGATGACCCCTTTAAGCAGATACTTTAGACGGCGTCAAGCGCCTCGACGCACCTCTTCAATGATGTCGTCGATCTGCTCCACGTCGTTGAGGACGTACACGGCCCAGTCGTCTTCGCGCAGCGTCGTGATCTCGCGCCCCTGCGGCCCGCGCCAGTCCACGTCCTTGCCGAGGGCCTTCACCTCGACAAAGGCGGCGCGTGGCCCCGGCCACCAGATCAGGCGATCAGGCGCGCCGTTGCGGCACAGCCAGCGCACCTTGCGCGTGCGGCCCCCGGCAGCCTTGACGCGCTTCACAAGCTCGGCTTCGATCTGGCTCTCGCGCATGTCTCAGTCCTTCCGGTAACGCTGCGTCTCGAACCCGGCGGCGCGCAGGGGCAGCCCGGCAGCCCACGACGGATTGGTCGCCATGATCGCGGACAGCTTATCGACGGTGTACTCGGCGGTGTCTGGCGTCTCGGTGATCAGCTCATCATGTACGCGGATGCAGACGGGGTAGCCGCCCGTCTCCGCGCCGCGCAGGCCAACCATGAAAACATCGCGCGCCACTGCCTGCACGATATTCTCGACGAGCTTTCCGCCGTACGTGTCGAGCGTCGTCCACTTCTTGGTGAGCTGGTGGACGCCGCTGTGCGTCAGTCGCCCGTCATCATTGACGGCAGCGTCCGGGTACGACAGGTAGCGACCCGAGGGCAGGCGAATGCGTAGCCACTTACCCTGCATACTCACGCGCAGGTCGCCAACGGGAAACTCGTCCTTGGGTGCCTCGATGGCAGCCCGCGCGGCGCGCTCGACGGCGTACCACAGCGCGACGATCTTGGGGTGCGCCGTGCGCCACGCGGTGACCAGCGTCTGGATTGCATCGTCTTTCATCGCGTCCACGGCAGCGCCGCCCATCGTGCGGTACGCGCCGACGCCGCCACCATACCCCCCGGCCAATTCCATTACTTTCCCGTACTGGCGCATCGTGCCGTCGCCGGTCTTCTTGTTCTCGGCGACGACCTCCGGCGTGACACCGAACGCGGTAGCGTATGCCACGACGTACAGGTCATGCCCGACGCCCCGGTCGAAGTCGAAGAACGCCTTCACCTTCCACTGCTCTCCGGCCAGCCACGCGAGGACACGTCCCTCGATGTTGGACAGATCGGAGATGACCAGCTTCTTGCCCGGCGCGGCCACGAGGCAGCCGCGCACGGCACCCGTGCATAGCTCCGTGACGTTGTCGAAGATCATATCCTCGCAGTCGGCCTTCATCGCCGCGATGCCCATCTCGACAACGGCGGCGTCGAGAAACGTGCGGGGGAGGTTCTGCGGCTGAAATAGGCGTCCGGCGTCGCGACCAGTGCGTGACGCGCCGCAGAACTGGATGACGCCGCGCAGGCGGCTATCCGAGGATGCGGCGTTGATGATGACCTGATACTTGGCGGGGCTGGTAGCCGCCGCCTGCTGCCGTATCTCGAGCAGCTCGCGCACGACGGGGTCCAAGTCCTTGCGCTGCAGCAGACCCGCGACGGTGGCCTTGGTGAGATCCTCGGGCACGAAGTCGTGCGCGTCGCTGAGGTAGTCCAGCAGGCGCTGGCGCTGCGTCAGGCTGCCGACTGCGCCGCCGGTCAGTATTCCGCTGCGAACTGCCAAAGATCCTGAAGTTCGCTCGAAAGCACGGAGAGCAGCTCTTGCGAGATCGACGTCAACGGCGATACCACGGTCGTTAATATTTTGGTCATGCCGCCATAAGTCGCGCTCACCCGAAACGTCGTTCCAACGTGGGACGCGTCCGCGTACGTCTCGCATTGCGTCCACATCGAGGCGGGCGTACTCGACGAAAGCGGTCCAGTCGGCGGGATGTGTGTCACGTGTCGCCCTCCTCAGTTTGATATTCTTACCACGCGGCTTGCAGAATAGCTGTATGAGTTTTTTCCCGGCCTTGTCCTTGGCGAGGTCGGACGGCACGCCGAGGACGTCGCACAGCGCGCCCAGCGAGGGCGGGAGGCTGTGCTGGAGGGCGAGGACCATTGTGTCCTCGATCTTCTCTACGGGGATAGTGACGCCGCGCCAACGCAGCACCGTGCGGTCGAAGTGGCTGTTGTGGATGACGACGGTATCAGCGCCGTCGATCAGGCGCTGCAAGTCGGCGCGCCAGTTTGACCTATCCTGCGTGTCCCAGACCGCTACCGGGTCGTCATCGACTGCCAGCGCCACAAGCGTCACCTCGGCCTGCTCGGCGTAGGCGTGCGTGCCGTGCGTGATCGGCACGTCGCAGTAGGTCTCGGTGTCTAGGTAGAGCGTAACCAACAGTTTTGTCCCTCTGTGATCTGGAGAGGCGCGTCGCAAGTTATCAGCAACGAACGGGGACACGTCCGGCGACGCGCCTCACCAGATGACAGAGGGCTGTGGCGGCCTCACTTCCAGAGACCACCACAGCCCTCACCATACGCTTAAAGCAGATCGAGGCCAAGAGCCAACGCATAAGTGTCGAATAAGGCTTGCGCCTCCATGCGAGCATTTGCGTCGAGCTTGCGCGCCGCGATTATTTTACGCATCGTCTTCACGTCCCAGCCGCTGCCTTTGGCCTCGGCAAAGACGTCCTTGACGTCATCCGCGCGGTCTTTCCGCTCCTCCTCAAGCGTTTCAATGCGCTCGACGAAGCGGCGGAGATCCTCTGCCGCGCGGTTGTGGTCGGCGTCCGCCGTCACAGGAAGTCGGACGCGTCTGGTGCGGCCTTGGTCAGTCCGGCAAAATCGTCTGCCGTGGCCATCGGCGAGCCGCCGCCGAATGCCTCACCCTCACCGGCAAACATCACGCCGAGGATGGCGCAAGAGACGCGGTTGCCGTCGTCGCGCAGGAGAGGATAGACCTCCACTTTGACGTGAGCAAAACAGCCGCTGTAAATCTTGCGGGCGATCTCGGACGGAGCGAGCTGCCGACCGAACTCATCGTAGCACGCTGGTGGCTTGTCGCCGGGCGAACTGGCACCGAGGGAATACATGCCCTCGAAGCCCTTGTACACGTCACCCTTGAGGTTGCGGTAGTCCTTCTTGAGGTACGCGACGCGGCCCTTGTCGTACAGCATGTCGAGGACAGCCGGACCCTTGTCCTTCCACTGCGTGGCCGCAACTTCGACGATGGCCGCGTCAATGGCCTTGGCGTCTGCGTCGGTCGGATCGACGATGATACGCATGCCGAAGACCGGCTTGCCGCCATTGATCGAGCGCGGCTCGGCCAGATCGACAAAGCCGAGGCGCTTGTTCTTCAGCATGAGAGTGACAGCGCGACGAGTTTCAGTTGTCATATTACAGATCTCCAGTTGTCAGTGCGCGGAAATCGTCCGCGAGCGACGTGATGGCCAACGCTGGCCGTTTATCCGTGGCGGGTGCCACAGATGGCTTGCCCTCTCCGCGCGTGATCAAGGCATCGACCTTGACCCAACGCTTCGGGGTATCTTTGAGGAGCTTCTCAGCCGACGTCGGGCTGATCAGCACCTTGGTGTAAACATCGTCGTCCGGCAAGCGGAAGCTCTTCTTCATCAGCCGCTCGACCTCGTCGGCGTCAGACCACGCGCGATTGCCCTTGCGCCCGGCGACGAGCTTGTAGCCGTCCACGGGTGTTCCCGCCAGCAGGCGGCGCTCGACTTCGGCGCGGATGCCCTTGCACCAGTGTTCGACCAGATCGACACGCGACATGGCCACAGACAGCTCGTCCTCGACCAGCGATGGTAGGAACTCCGCGAAGTCCGCTATGGTGGCCACGGCACTAGTAGCCCCCGATACTGTGTCGTTCAGCGCCGGGCACACCGCCTTCGCCTTGCAGAAACGGCACTGCTTTTCGCCTGCCTCAAGGCGCGGCGTCTCGTGGTCGAGGACTTCCACTGCAGCCAATCGTGCGTCTTCGCCAAACGCCTCCAGTTGCGCGATGGGCACGCTCCACTCGCTGACGTGGTTGAGGCGAGGCTGGTGGATCACCATCGTGACGTGCGTGAAGTCGGACAGCAGCCCGAAGTCATTCAGCGCGCCGAGGGCGTATAGCTGGAGCTGCTCGTTCTCGGTGGCGTCAACCCTGACGCCCATGCCGTATTTCAGATCGACGACGATCAACTCGTCGCCCTTGAGGATGATCGCGTCGGAGGTGCCGAAGCTGTCAGGCACCTGAATGACCGAACTGAAGTCCACGCACTTCTCGACCAGCAACATGCCACCGACGGCATACTCGCGGACGAGCTTGGCGTAGTCCGCGACGAATGCAGCCATCTCACTGCTGATCACAAAGTCGAAGCCGTCCACGGTCTCTGTGGTGCCGACCAGCGAATGCGGGTCGATGCCACCCTCGAGGACGCGCGACGCGATGTCGTGCGCCAGCGTGCCCTCCGCAGAGTAGCGGTTGCTGCTATTGGGAAACGGTGCCTCGAGGGCGAGGCTGCCGGGGCAACGCATCCAGCGATGCGCCCCCGACGGTGACATCTTGGCGTGTGCGCTCACTGCAGGCCTGCCTTGAGCGTTGCGAGCAACTCCGGCAAAAGGTCTGCAGACACGTGCGAGGCACGCGACACGCCGAAGAGGGTCAGTATCTCTTCCATCGCATTGCGACCGCGCGCCGCAACGTATTCGAGGACAAAGGGGCCGACCTCGGTGGTAAAGTCCAGCGTAGCGACAGGGGTGACCACCGGATTTGCGGCAGGCTCTCCGCCGGGTCCGGCTACAGGCTCTGCAACAGGCTCTGCGGCAGGCTCTGGTACAGTCTCCGCCACAGCCGCCTCGGCAATCATCGCCGTGATCTTCCTCGCGGCAGTCTTGGCCGGTGTCGGATCTTTCACCACCACCGGGGGCACGTAGGCCACTGGCGCGGTCGTCGTCTGCAGTTGCACGGAGAGTGCCAGCACGCGGCCCGCAAGCTCGCTCAGGCTGTCTGCGGTAATCTCGATACGGTAGCTCATGCGTCGTCTCCTGATATTGAGTGATTGTAGCGGCTCTCATTGCGCTCGTCCTCGGCGTCGAGGATGTCGTCAATGCGCTCCGCGAGGCGTTCAGCCAACACGAGGGCCAATTCGCTGTCACCCTCGTGGGCTATCTGGATCAAGTCCTCGTCGCTCAGGGCGCGAAGGTAGTTGCGGTCATTGGTCATCATCGTCATCCTGTTCTGCGTCGTCGTCTTCTGCGTCTTCTTCCTCTGCTTCCCTGTCCAGCGCGCTAAACAACGCGGCCCACCGCGCCGCGCTCTCTTCGGCTAGCCTGTCGCGCTCGGCCTGTGGGAGCGCGTCCCACGCGGCGTCTTCGGCGGCGATAGCGGCCTGCCCCTCGGCGAGGAGCCGGGCTTCCTCGGCGGCGAAGATGTCGTTGATATCTTCCATGTCAAAAGTTCCACGGTTGAGCGTCGTACTGCGCTGCGACGAGGCGCGCCTCGCGCTTGCCCTCGACAGGATGCTCGGCGAGCCGCGTACGCTGACCTGCGCCGATGATCTCGATGCAGACGACGGCGCGGCCTTTGCCGAGCTTGTAATAGTTTGCGGCTTTCGTCATTGGGCGTCCCTTCCCGGTTGCTGATGTGTGTGGCGGGCGTTTACAGAAACGCGCCGCGCATTTCGCTGTCGCCGTGCCAAGGCCGCTTAACCTCGAGCGTCCGATCACCGACCGGTATACGGGCGAAGATCCGATTTGGCGAAAGAAAATACATGGCGAGCGCGTCGGCGCAAAGACCGGTCAAGGTTTGCACTTCGGTCTGCGGAATAAAGTAGGTCATGGTGGCGTCCTCGATGTGGGCCGAAGCCCCGTTGCTGATGACCCCTTGTAAGCGGCTACTTTTACCCCGTCAAGCGGCTATATGCAGAAAATTGCATTGCCGTTGATTATTTCTAGCGGGCCGTCTTTGCGCTTGGACAGGGTCGTGATGGCGCGCTGGATCGACTGGCGGCGGATGTCCCGCTTGCCTGTCTCCGGCGCGGATAGGGCCGCCACGCACTCGTCGATCAGCGTGCCGACAGCGACGGATGCAGCCGACTTGTGGTTCAGTTCGATGATCTCGAGGACGTGCCGCTCCATGTTCCCGTAACGCACAACGGTCTTGCCGCCGCTGTCGCTGCCCGATGCCTGCGGCAGGTCCGCCTCGATGGCCACGCAGGACGTGATGACGTCGCCGTCGCTATCGTGGCCGACCTCGATCACCTCGAGCTTGAAGCCCCAGCGCAGGCCGTCCTCGCCGTCCTTCATCTTGTCTATTCGCAACTCGCGGCTGCCGTTCTCGTGGCGCGTGACCTCGAGCTGCCCGTCCATCGCTGCACGGAAGCCGGACCAGCCGCGTGCGCCCTTGCTCGCGTCCTTGCCCGCGTGGTGTACAGCCACGACCAGCGCGCCTGTCATCTCGGCAAGGAGACGCATGCTGGCCAGTACGCGGCCCATGTCCTCGGACGTGTTCTCGTTCGCGCCGGGTGAGACCTGCGCCACGGTATCTATGAAAATAGCCACGACATCGCCCAGCGCCTTGATCTCGCTGATCACCTCGGCGACGTCCATCTCCTCGAGGAAGTTTGGCGCGGCTGTGATGATGTGCAGATCGACATCGCGCAAGTCGATGCCGTAATGCTGGGCGTATGCCTCGGCGCGCTTGCCGATGCCGGTGCCGCCCTCGGCGGCGATGACGACGACGCGACCGGGCTTGACGCGGTTGCCGCGCCACGGCTTGCCCAGCGTAATGGCAATCGCAAGGTCGAGGGCGACGAACGTCTTGCCCGACCCCGAGGCACCGTAAATACAGTATAATTGCGACGAGGGCAGCACGCCCTTGATCAGCCACTCGCCCGGCGGCAGTTGCGACAGGTCGAAGATCGGCACTGGTCCAAAGCGGCTAGTAGACCTGTTTGGCCGGTCGGCGATCAACTGCTCGACCTGCGCCAGTACGCGCTCAGGTGCCGACGCACGCGTGGCGTCGTTGTACATCTTGATGACGCTGGCCATAGTCGTCTGGCGGCGTCCGGTATTCTCCCGTCGCGAGAAACTGTCCCACTGCACGCGCAGAGCCTCAGTGCTGGGATATGACGCGCCGTCGGCTGACCAGTCGTCCCATAGGTCGAAACCCGTGTCGTCGCCCTCACACTCGTGGTGCAGGGCCATGCCGATGCGGATCCAGTCCTCGCGGCCCATGCTGGCGTCGAGGGGGCGCAGCAGCTCCTGCATGCGCTCGACAGTCAGGCCGAGGCGCGGTTCGCGCCCAGCCATGAAATCGTCGGCGAGGATAGCGGGCGCGGTGCTGGCGCTGAAACGCTTGGCGCAGAGGGCCGTGACCTTGACGTCAAGCGCGTTGATCGTGTCGTGGTACCCGATGAGATCCACTTCGGGCAGGATGTCGCCGGTAAACGTCAGGAAGCCGTTTGAGCTGAACGTCTCGAAACCGAAATCGTTGCCAGCCGTCGGCGACTTGTTGTTGCCGTAGCCGCCGCGCACAAAGGCGTGGATGCCGTTGCCGGACGGGCTGTACTCGGAATAGGTACTCCACGCGATGGCCTGCACCTCGGGCGGCAGCTTGCCGTTCGGGCCGACGCAGTTGTCAAAATCAAGCACGGCGAAGCCAAATTCGGGCATCATCGCCAGACCGACGCCAGCCATGTCGCGCTCGATGGCGGCGCACTTGGCGTCCTCAAACGTCGTGAGCTTGGCGCGGTCCTCGGGGCTGCCTTGCCGACCGTGGCGGCGTCCGCCGTCGGCGTAGTAAGGCACCTTGCGCGGCTTGGCCTCGCCCTCGTGCTGCTCCAGCTTCCAGACCAGCCAGCCCGAGAGGGCCTGCAATTCGGTCGGAGCTGTGATGTCTTCGATTGTCGGCACGGGCTGTCCCTCCCCTGCGGATTACTGAGCTTGCGCTGTGAATATCGCGCGCAGTTCCGGCTTCATCAGCTCGGCTCTGGGGATGGCGTACAGGTCTTCGATCTCGAGGGCGCGCGCTGGCGGCACCCAACCGCGCCTAACCCACTGGCACACGGCCTGCTGCGTAACGCCGAGGGCATTGGCGAAGGCGATGCGGCTCCCAGCGCGCTCAATGGCGCGGTCAAGTGAAGTCATGTGTATCTCCTATGTAATGGGGTGGGCGGCACCGTACGCGGCACCGCCCAGAGTGTTACGCCTGCTCGCCGCCATCGTCGAGCGCGTCCAGCCGGATTGTCAACTGCTCGACCTTATCGGTCGTCTCGTGTATCCATTCGTGCGAAAAATAAACGGTCTCGCTGAGTTCCTCGACTTCGGCCAAAAGTGCCGCGACCTCGACCTCAAGCGCGTCGATGCGCTGCAGCAGTTCCGGCGTGGTCTTGCTGTTGGGCGCGCGTGGGACCGACAGGGCGAGGCCTGCGGCACCGGCTGCCGTCGTCAGATTGGCTATCGACATGTTGGGGTATCCGAGAGCCTCGCTCACGTGCTTGCAGCGATCAGCATTGGTCGGCATCTCGCGCAGCGCCTCGATGTGATCGGCGATGTAGTTGGTCGTGAGAAAACGCTCACGGGCCGTCAAATTGTGTCGAACTTTTCGCATGGTGTGTGTCCTCTTCGTTGCTAGTCCGGTTGCTCTAAAGCAGCCAATGAAGTTACGCAAGTGCAATTTTACGCAGGCTTTCGGGGCGTAGGCCGCGCGTCCCCGAAAGGGTGTCATACTCGCGGCAGTATCGGTTGATGGTCTCGTCGAGCGACCTCAATCGCGCGGCCAGTTGGTCGCGCTCGCGGATCGTCGCGGCGGCATCGGCTAGGAGGGCGGCCATCATGAGCGGTACTCGAACGTCTGGTAGCCCAGACGCTGCTGCATGGCCACTATGGCGCGCTCGAGGCGTCGTGTGGCCTCACGTACCGCCTTGTCCGGCATGCGGCCTCCTGCGCCTCCTTGCAGGCTCCGCATGTTATCGACGCCGTCCTCCCACACCTGCCGACGCTTGGTCTGCAGATCGGTGGGTATCCGCGACGGGCGGTTGTGGTGCGTGTATATCCATCCAGCAAACACTTTGCGGGTGACGCCGTAACGCGTCGCAATGTCGGCCATGTCGATCTGGCCCCGGTCGTACTCCTCGACGGCGAGCTTGCGCTCAATGCGCCGCGCCATAGTCGCCTCGCGGCTCTCTATTCGCTTTTGCTGCGTTGGCGTGCCACGTAGAGCCTTCGGTTGAGCGCCTGCCGCTGTCGGCGATGCCAGTCGTACTCCGTGTCCTGCTGCGAAGCCTCGAGGCGCAACAGCTCCTTTTGCTCGCGCGGGGTCATAGCTGCTCGGATCTGCAGATGTCGCAATCGCAGGATGCGAGGTAGGCCCGGCGTTGGGTACAGCGGGTTTGGTGTATAGTCCATTATCCGCATTGGATTGTATGCCACTGTGCTTGGTATCCCGGTCATTGAGGCGCTTTGTGTGTGTGCTGTCGGTCATTCGGGTATCCTCGTAAAGTTTTTTATAGGTATCAGGACGACCGGCTCTTGGTCTGCGGCGTCGTTGCGGTCGTAGCGACCGCCGTGGCCAACCGAGTGGGCAGTCGGTATTGCGACGACACCCAGTTGATCTGTCCACTGCACCGCCAGCATCGCGCCTATAAATCCGGTTTCGGATAGCTCGGTCAGCGCGTCGTACTTCGCCTTGCTCAACATGTACGTCGGGTACTTTAAGCGCGCATTCTTTCGCACCTTTACCTCGACTATACCCTGCTGCCCGTCGCCCAGATCAAACACGCCGTCGTAGACGGAAAACTCGCCCCACGGAGTGTCGATGGGCAACTGAAACGCGCGTTCCAGTTTTGAGAGGACGTGCCGCTGATTGCGGCGATCTCCCGCGCTTTCGTATTTTAGCCTCACGGCTTTGGCTCCTTTAAGTGGTCGCCGCGCTCGATGGCGTTGGCGATCTCTTGCCACAACGCCGTCTTGCCCTGCGAGCGCGCCCACGCCACAATCGCCGCAGTCGCAGCGCGCTTGCCTTCCGCGACGCCTTCCCGGTGCCAATGCTGGGCCTCCGTGATTGAGCCGGTCATGGCTTTGGCTCCAATGCTGTTTGGGCTGCAATCGCTGCGTCACGCTCGGCCTCGGCTGCCCACAATTTGTCCTGCAGTTTTGCCGCCAGCTTGGCGTATTTGCCCGCCGTCGCGGCCTCTCGCAGGATGGCGTGAGCAAGGCGGTCATCTATCACGCTATTACGCTTGGTAGCGTCCGCCAGCGCGGCTCCGGTGGCGTCGAGCATAGTGCGAGCGGCTGCGAGTGTGGCTCGGGCTGCGTCGCGCTCGGCCTCGGCTGCGGTGATGATCGGTCGAAGGATAGTGAGTGCTGCATCTGCCAAAATTTCCGAGGGAACGTCCCACTTGTGAACTTCTATTGAAAGGCTACGGATATAATCTAAGCTGGCCCTATCCAGAGCCTGCGCAACAGCCTCCCGCAGCGCATCGGAATTGCTCGGTGTCTCGGCGGTCATGGCTTTGGCTCCAAAATAGAGTTAATCATGGCTTCTGTAGCGCGCAACTCCCACTCATATACGCGATCATCGGGGGCGTTCTCGTCTACAATAAGCAGGCGAACATCCCCGTGTACGTAATATGTAGCCTCGCCGTTTGAACTATGAACATGTAGTATAACTGTCGGTATCATCGCGTTTGCTCCAATGCTGCGTAGTCCGCTTTTGCCGCGCGAAGTTCGAGCCACGCCTCTTGCGCTCGCGCGTCAAAGTGATTGAGGTGCCTCAGCGCGGCGTCACACTCCGCCAAAATAGACGCGGGGCAATCTGGGTCGTCGTCAACTATGGCCGCGAGCGCCTCAAACTTGTCGCGAAATTGGCTGGCGATTTGCCGCGTCGTTGACACGCCAGCCCTTGCCCACGCCAGCCGCGCGGATGCTTCGGATGCGCTCATAAAATGTACTCCAGAAAATTCATCGCGACGACGATGACGGCGAGACATAGCGCCATGATGATGCCCTGTGCGCCGGTCACTTGAGGATCTCCGCGCACTCGAGGAGGCGCACCAGTTCGCGCGCCCAGTTGGCGGCGTCGGCGTCCTTGCCGCACTGCTTGTACGCGATGGCCTTGGCCATTGCGCGGGAGACTTCGCTGCGGTCGATCATGGTGGCGTCCTCGATGTGGGCCGAAGCCCCGTTGCTGATGACCCCTTGTAAGCGGGTGCTTTGCGGGTGTCAACAGCCCCTCGAAAGATTTATCAGAGGATGCCCACGCCGCAGAGCAGGCCGAAGGCCCAGCCCAGCGAGGCGAAGATGATCGCCGTCAGACCCCAGTTCGTCGCTGCCTCCTCGGCGTGTACCTTCTCCCAGTCGTAGTTTGCGTCGGTGAACGCAGTCCACCGCTCCTTATCGCGCTGCTTGTTGCTAGCCTCCTGCGCCACCACTGCGTCGCTGTGCGCCGTCACGACGTCGCTGTAGGCCGCGAGGCAGTCAGCGTACGTCAGGATGGCCGCGCGGGCGTGGTAGGCCTCTCTTGGGCTGCGGAGGGTGGCGCGGATGATGTCGAAGCCCTGCCGGGCGATCTGGGCGCGTGTGCGTGCGTCTGCGAGGCTCATGTCACTGGCTCCGTGCTGTGGTGTAAAAAGTTACATCTGCCGCGTCGTACGCGGCGTTGCGGGCGGCGCGTGCCTTGGCATAGTCGAACACGGACAGGACGCGCGCCGTCGGCGTCGTGGCGACG